GCACAATTGGTTGAATATGTGAATAAAACCTATGACCAACATTATTCACAAAACCAATATCAAGCAACAGAATTTATAATTGATGGTGGTCATGGAGAAGGTTTCTGTATTGGAAACATTCTCAAATATGCACAAAGGTATGGTAAGAAACAAGGCCATAATCGTGCAGACCTTATGAAAGTTTTACACTATGCACTATTTGCTCTCCATGTGCATGATAAAGAAGTGGACAAGAGAGCTGCCTTATAGGAGTAATTATGAAAATAAGTGAAAGTACTTTAGAAGTTTTACAAAACTTTAGTAGTATCAATAATGGTATTACAGTGCAAACAGGGAGTGAAATTAAAACAATTTCACCAATGAAAAATATCTTTGGTAAAGCAACGATATCAGATAACTTTACAAGTCAGTTTTCTGTATATGATTTACCAGAGTTTCTTGCAACTATTTCGTTGTTAGGTAATGATGCAGAATTTGACTTCGGTGAAAATTCTGTAAACATTAGTGGTAATGGTGCAAGTGCAACATATAATTATGCAGATGCATCAATGATTATTGCACCACCAGAAAAAGATATTACTATGCCTAATCCAGAAGTGGTTTTTGATTTGGATACTAACTTGCTAACTAAGTTACAAAAAGCAAGTGCAGTGTTATCTCTTCCAGACTTAGTATTGGAAAGTAATGGGACTGTAGTATCACTATCTGTTAGAGATAAAAAGAATCCATCAACTAATGAATTTAGTGAAGTAATCATGGATGGTGATGGACAATCATATGCAATGAATTTCAAAATGGAAAACATTAAAATTGTAAAAGATGAATATACAGTTTATGTTTCGTCTAAAGGTCTTGCACATTTTGTTGCAAAGAATAAAGGACTTGAGTATTTTATTGCATTAGAACCAGATTCAACATTTGGTTCTTAATAAATACTTTTGTAGGTGCTAGACATTGGTATCTGAGGGTGTTCAACTGTTCTCTCTCTTGGGGTTGGACTCGATTCATAATGGTGGGATTATGAGTTATCTTTTTATAATGAGGTGTGTGAATGAATGAAGATTTCTTATGGGTTGAAAAGTATCGACCTAAAACAATAGAAGATTGTGTTTTACCATCCGATATCAAACAAACATTTTTTGATATCAAAGATGAAATACCAAACATGATTCTTACTGGAACTGCTGGAACTGGTAAAACTACAATTGCAAAAGCATTATGTGAAATGCACAATTGTGATTATATTTTAATCAATGGTTCAGAAGAAAGTGGTATTGATGTTCTGAGAACTAAAATCAAAAACTTTGCATCTACAGTTTCACTAAGTGGTGGGAACAAGGTAGTTATTCTTGATGAAGCAGATTATCTAAATCCACAATCAACTCAACCAGCTCTTCGTGGATTTATAGAAGAGTTTCATAAAAATTGTAGATTTATCTTTACATGTAATTATAAAAACAGATTGATTGCACCTTTGCATTCAAGATGCACTGTAATTGACTTTAAGATACCACCAAGTGAAAGACCAAGACTTGCATCTGTATTTCTTGCAAGACTTATGTTGATTCTTGATGATGAAGGTGTTGAATATAACAATGAAGTTTTACAAGAATTAGTCATGAAATATTTTCCAGACTTTCGTAGAACCATTAATGAATTACAAAGATATGCAGTAAGTGGTAAGATAGATGTAGGAATACTATCTAATATTGCAGAAGAGAGTCTTCAAGAATTACTTGGACATGTCAAAACAAAAAGATTTACAGATATGAGAAAATGGGTTGCAACTAATATCGACAACGACCCAGTAAAATTATTTAGAAAGATTTACGATACACTTTATGATGTATTAGAACCACAAAGTATACCACAGGCTGTAATTATTATTGCAGATTATAGTTATAAGTCTGCATTTGTGGTTGACCAAGAGGTGAATATCGTTGCATGTCTAACTGAATTAATGATGGAGTGTCGATGGAAATAATAACATTTATATTTCTTTGCATTTTGTTTTTTGCTATATACTCATGGGGAGAATATAATGGAATACGAAAAGGTGCAGATGAAATGTATTCACATCTATACAATAAAGGTGTTCGAAAAAATGAACATGTAATAGTTAAGTTAGAATATGAAGACAGAAGTAACACTCAAGAATTCTGATTTTTTTATCCAAAAGGATTGTGGGATAGATTATGAATTTATTACTGATTGGTGTATTGAACACGAAAATCATCCATTCTTTGCACACGATGAGGATGGAATTGCAATACCAAATCAATTTAGTAATAATCTTCGTGGATATGTTCGTGCATCTAAAGAAGGTGCAGATTTATCTAAAGAAGAAAAAGAGCATCAATTTGATTTAGACACAAAAGAAAGACAAGACTTTTATACCTATAATCCTTTTACATTTGGACTAAGACCTTTTTCAGATATTTACTGGAAACTAAATCGTTTCTTTTATAGTAATTCACAGGTTAAAGAATCTGGTGAATCATATTATATACATGGATGGTTTAATGTTTATACAAAAAGAGAAAATGATAAAGGATACGACCATATACCTTTTCATAAACACATTGAAGATATGCATCCACACATCTACCATGGATTCTATTGTGCAAATGTAAAACCATCTACAACAACTTATAGAATAGGGCCAGAACAACCAGAGAGTGAGTGGATTGTCCATGAAGATTATGATGATATGTTGATATATTCTTCTAGTGGATTTGAACATGCATCGTCTCCTTGGACAGGAGATAAACCAAGAGTAACAGTTGCATTTGATATTTTTCCAGAATCTATTTATTTTTCTGAACAAAAACATATAGATTTTGAATGGGGACTTGATGGGCAAATGTATCAAGCAATACCATTTCCAGATTTATGGAAAGGAGAACAATGAGTTATTTTCAATACACATTAGATGATTTACATAAAAACTCTGCAAGAAAAGAGTTTAATTACATTACTTTTTTTGCAGGCGGTGGTGGTTCATCATGTGCATATAAACTTTCTGGTGGTGATGTAAAGTATATGAATGAGTTTCAACAAATACATGTTGATACTTATCTTGCAAACTTTCCAAACACAGTTCATGAATGTAAAGATATAAAAGAGGTCAGTGGTAAAGATATTTTAGAAATGACAGGATTACAAAAAGGTGAACTTGATATTATGGATGGTTCTCCACCATGTCCACCATTTTCTATGGCTGGTTCTAAAAGAGAAGGATGGAACAAAGAAAAAGTTGCATATGGAATGAAACAACAAAACATTGAAGACCTTACATGGGAAATGATTAGAATTGCAGAAGAAGTCATGCCTAAAGTTATTGTATGTGAAAATGTAAAAGGTCTTTCCATGGATTATGCAAGAGACCATCTAAACAAGATGATAGTAGACTTTGAAAAGATAGGATACTCAGTTACATGGAAGATTATGAAGGGACATGAACATGGAGTTCCTCAAAAAAGGGAACGAGTGTTTATAGTTGCAGTAAGGGATGATGTATTAGATGCAATAGGATTACCTTTTATGTGTCTGAGTGGATTGTTTCCAGAGACTACAAGTGAAAGAACATCAATCGGAGAAGCAATAGATGACCTAGTAGACGATGAAGAGAATCAAAAAGATGCAGAATATCTTGAGGGTGAAATGTTAAAATCATCTAAAGCACATTGGATAACTGGATTTGAAAAACATCCAGACCCAAATTATGCACATTGTGGCCCATGTGAAGGATTAGAACCAGTTATGAAAAGACTTGAAAATAGGCCCTATATATCTATAGGTGATGATATTGTTAAACCTTGGTTTCAAGAACAAATTAAAAATGGACACTTAAAACCAGAAGACGAAAAACATTCCTACTACATGTCAAGGATTGTTCCTAAATTTCTTCCAGCACATTCTTTAACTGAACAAGGATGTCAACCAAAGTTTATGGGTGGTAATCATTTTTATTATAGTGGTAAAAGAATATACACACCAAAAGAAATGGTCAGACTTATGACATTACCAAATGATTATAAGATGACAGGAGATTATAATGACAAAGGTGCAAGAATAGGATTAATGGTTGCACCATTATGTTTGCATTACCTAGTAGAGCAAATTAAACAACAGGTATTAGAACCATGGAATTCACTGCAAAAAAAGACTTAGGGAAAAAAGAAACACACGACCAGTTTAATGGTAAGTGGTTAGATGAAACATCGTATGATGATGTTGTATCATCTATTGGTGTCGAAGATGATATCATAAGAATATATAAACCAAGTGGTTCATTATTTGATAAACCATTACTTGCATGTATCGTAAAGAATGCATATACAGGTGATACCTACAACGAAGTAAAAGATACATTGTATTCTATAGATGATGTATCAACTATGAGAGCAAATGCATCTGGCCCTATTGACCATGAAGAAATGAAAAAGAAAGGATTGGTTGAAGGTAAAGATTATGTTTTAAGAACACCAAACTCTTACTATCCACTTAAAAAGAATGGAGAGTTCAATCGTATTGCAGAGGCAAATGCAATTCATTCTGTATTTGCTGGTTATAAGAGAGGTCGATTCAATGGTATGATAGGATTATCAAACTGGTGTGAAAAGAAATCTAATGTAGAAAAGTGGGAGAAGATGCAACAGATTGCAACTATCAATGAACAAGCACTTAAGAAAGGATGTCCAGATATCTGGAAATTACAAAGAACATATGCAGATGAATGTATTGAAGAGAAGTATCACTTGGGTGGAGCTCCTATAACAACTCTATCTGCAAATAGATATTCAAGTGAAGGAACTGCAAAGATGTCGGCACATGTTGATGGTAAAGACCTAGAGTTTGGTATGACTACTATGTGCGTGTTTAGACTAGGTGACTTTGGTGGTGCATACTTGGTATTCCCAAGATATGGAGTTGCCATTGAAGCAGATGATGGTGATGTATTGATTGCAGATTCAAATGAGATACATGGAGTCACCAAGATTGAAGGTGATGGAATAAGATTATCATGTGTTGCATATTGTTCAACAGATGTTGCAACAAAAGGATATGGTGGTAAAACAGAAAAACCTATTGGTCAACATGCAAGTAAGTATGAAGAGAAAGGTAGTTTGGAGTCATTTCTATGAACCTAGTTTTTCAAGTTCAAATACCACCAAATGGTGGAAGGTCAGAAGGTAGAAAAGTATTTCATTATGTTGAAGATTTATATAAATTCTCATCTAAGAAAGCATTAGCATATGCAGAGTTTACTGAAGCAGATTATTTTTGTTTGAAAAGTGATGAGTGGTTAGGAAAAGAATATTCTCCAGCATATCATAAGTTATACATATACGAATTGTTTAAAGAAGGATATGATAAAATTTTTTACTTAGATAGTGATGCAATAGTAAGAGAAGATTGTCCTAACATTTTTGAATATGATGTATTCTCTGCTATGCAAGATAAAAGTAATACACCTAGTGGTCTTCAAAAACAACAAAGAGATAAAGAAAGATTTAACCTTAGAGAAGACTATAATTATTTTTGTTCTGGAACTATGTTGTTTGATAGAAAGTTTTATGAAAATACCAAAGACCACTGGAGAGAAGAATTAGAAAAACCACAACCACAACATGACCAATCACTATTTAATATTTTGTGTAATAACTATTATGGAAACTACAATCTTCTTTCAAATGATTGGGGTCATTGGTCAAAGAAAGGAAAATACATAACTCACATAAACACATCTGGTGGAACAAAAACATTTAATGAGAGTGACTACGATGTCTAAGATTGCAATAGTAATGGGCAGAGGAGTTGAGGGTTGTGGAGTAACCAAATACTGCGTTGAGTTAGAAGATTGGTTAATTAAAAACTCTCATGATACAACTGTCTATGCATCTAAAGATAAGAAGTGGTCAAGAAATGATTCACATACTTTTCATAATTTAGTTCATGTTCATTTTGGTCGTGATGATTTTGATGAGGTTTATGAAGGATGCAAAGAATCAGATATAATAATTTTCAATTCTCTTCCATCTGTTAATCATAGTAAAGAATGCATTGAAAACTTTTCTAAACTATTTGATTTAAAAACTAAAAAGGTTTCCATACAACATGACCATAACATATCATCACTTAGAAGAAATGTTTTATTACAAGAATCATATGAAAAGGTAGACTATATCTTTGCACATTCTCAAACTGGTGATTTTGCAGAAATAGTAAACACACCAAATCTTTTTGATTTGGATGCAGACAGAACAATTCACTTAATGCAGCCTGCAATATCATTTTCAAATTACAAAAAGTATTGGAAAGGAATTGAGGAACAAGATGCACATCATCATAAATGGATAGGTAGAACTTCAAGATGGAAAGGTTATGACTTGATGATTAGATTCCATGATGAGTATTTAAAGGGTGCTGGTCATCTAACTACATTAGAAGGGATAGAACGAAGTCCAGTCTTTATAGAGTTTAAAAACCAATATGACTTTTACAATGAAATAAACTCAGATGTAAATGAAGTAGATTTACTAGAAAGGTATGGTGATAAATTTACAGTGTTTGGTCAATATGTAAATGATGAATTACTAGAAAGATTATCTTTATCTTCTTATGGATATCAGTTGAGTCTTCTAGGAGAAAAGTATATGGCAAAGTCTTTAGAGTTTACACATTTAGAACCAGTTGCAGTTGGGGCAGTTCCAGTTTTTAGAAAAGAATATGGAGACCTTTGTATTCATCGATACTACGATAAACCCTTGACAGATATCGATAACAGTGGGACAATATGGTTATCGGAAAATAATATGGAAGAATGTAAAAACCTAATAGTAGAACTTACAAATGATAATGATATGAGAAATGAATATAGAAAGAATGCTTTAGACTTTTATTCTTATTATGATTCTGATTTTGTTTTTAAAGATATGATGGATATAGTATTATGAAAGTAGGATTTACATGTGGTGCATTCGACTTATTACATTCTGGACATGTAGTAATGATGAAAGAAGCAAAAGAGAATTGTGATTATCTTATTGTAGGATTACAAACAGACCCATCGATTGATAGACAAGAAAAAAGTCAACCTATTCAATCTGTATATGAAAGATTTATACAATTGGATGCAATCAAGTATGTTGATGAGATTATACCTTATGACACTGAACAAAGTTTACTTGATTTACTAGAAGCAACAAAACCCATCCACTTAAGATTTATAGGAGAGGACTGGGCAAACAAAGAATTTACAGGGAAAGGACTTCATGAAATCTACTACACTAGTAGAGAACATTCCTTTTCAACTACTAACCTCAAAGAAAAAGTAATATCTCAAAAATGAATCCATTTGATTTTGTCACTGCAATAACCTTTTCCAAGAAAGATATCATGGTAGATGATGTTGCAGAAAAGTCATATTCACCATTCTTGACTAATAAGTCTCTATCTTATCATCAAGATTGTATCATGTATGTTAATGAAATGAACTCTAGAAAGCACCTAGATTCGTCTCTACAATTCCATTATTTCCTAAATACTTTAAGAAAAAGAAAAAGGTTTGCTAAATGGAACAAACCTAGAGTATTGGAAGATATGAAAGTCATCCAAACTTATTATGACTGTTCTATGAGTAAAGCAGAAGAATACTATAAGATTCTTACTGCAAAGGAAATAGGAATTATGAAAGAGAGAATGAAAACAGGTGGGAGAAAGTAATGAACTATGACCTCTCCAACATGGTAGAGGTAGAGTTGAAACAACAGGATGATTTTCTAAAAGTAAAGGAAACACTAACTCGAATAGGAGTTGCATCTCGTAAAGAAAAAATACTTTACCAATCTTGCCACATATTACATAAACGAGGTAAATACTACCTTGTCCACTTTAAAGAATTGTTTTTACTTGATGGTAAAGATAGTTCTTTTGTCGAATCTGATATAGGTAGAAGAAATGCAATTGCAAAACTTCTAGAAGAATGGGGATTACTCAAAGTTATATCTAACAATCATCAAGACCCAATTGCACCGATGAGTCAGATTAAAGTTCTTCCACATAGGGAGAAAAATGAATGGGATTTAGTTCCAAAATACAACATAGGAGTAGTTAACAAGTAATGTTTCAAATGTTAATGACAGTATTCAGATTACTTTTAAAGATACCATATGTTAAAAACCATCCCAAGGTATTAAAACTTGATAGGTATCTAGAAGAAAAAATAGGTCTGGATTTAATTAAACAAGAAAAGAAGTGGTTTGAGAAACATCCACTTTTAGAAGAGCGTATTAAAGCACTAGAAGAAGACCTAGACGATTTATACTTGGATAGAAATCAAAGTAGAAAAAAACAGAATTCTAATTAGTAATTTTTTTGACGACTTTATTAAGTCTTCCAGATTTCATCAAAGAATGGAATTTCATCCATATTGACCTATTATCGGTAGGGTCAGTAAATAAAATATACCAACCAACGATTCCAAATGGTAAAGACAATAATATAAGTATAGAAAATATATCAATCATACATATATTTAGACACCAAATTGTCACACATTTGTAACAATTAAGACACATTTCAATTCTTATAAATACCTACACTATGCCAGTAAAGTATAAACCAACTCAATCAGTAGTGCAAAGAGGTAGCAAAAAAGTTATCACTACACATTACTATATGAAAACTCAATCATTGAAAGAGTTATTAGAATGTTATAATAATGACAACACTAAACCAAAACTCAGACAAAAAGTAAAGAATGAGTTGATTAGACGACAAAAGAGTGGGAAACTTAATATAGTTACAAGAGATACTTCTGGTAATATATCTGAGTTCAAATAGGGAGTATTATAAATGGATATTAATTTCATTAAAGAATACATGAAAGAGAGACTAGGAGAGTTATCATCTTTAGATGGTGCTATTATAGTCGGAATATCATTAGGAGCAATCTTACTTGCACCAATAGTCAAGTATCTTGCTTGGGCAGGACTGGTCTATGGAGCCTATCGCATATTCAAAGCCGACAGTTAATATTGAGTTAACTGACTCTGCAATTATCCAATTGGTTAAGAAAGCAGAGGAAAAGGGTTTCTCTGAAATCAGACTAGGTGTCACTGGTGGTGGTTGTAATGGGTATGAATACATATTCGATTTCAATACCACCAATGAACCTTCTGACCAAGTAATAGATTATGGTAAATTCTCTATTCACATTGATAATAACTCTAGACCTTTCCTAGAAAATTTAGTTTTAGATTTTGTTAGAACTGGATTAGGAGAGGAATTTACATTTAACAATCCAAATGTCACTGCATCGTGTGGATGTGGTGTTTCTATGACTTTTAACCCAGTTTAAGACCTCTCTAGTTATAAATAGTTGTATAACTGGAGAATGAAATGGAAGATATATTAGTGTTGATAGGTGAAGTCGGTTTACCTATCGGTGGTGCATTAGCTTCTGGGTTCTTTATATTTCTAGTAATGAAACAACTTTTACAAGGTGTTGTCGATAATGTTGACACTTTGATGAACTTTACTAAGGCATTAGAGAACAGAGCAAGAACCATGAACAATGAATTGATTAAAATTGATATGTTAGTATCAAGTGCTTTAGATTTAAAACCAGATATTGAAAGGGTTGCAAGAGCAGAAAACTATGTCGAAGATGGAAAGATAGATTCTAGGAGAGACTAATGGAAGTCCAAGCACCAGAATTTACTATCGTCCAAGTACTTGCAGAGTTTGGATTTGCAATTACAGCTGTTATAGGTTTAGCATATTTCATCTATTACATATGGAACTTTATCTCAAAAGAGGTAGACCCAAAGATAGAAGAAATGCATATGCAACTTATTAGGGTTATAGACCAAGTGCGTATGTTAGACCAAGATTTAATTAGACTTCAAGAAAAAGTAAATGTCGTCTTAGAGTATCGTGAAAGACAAAAGATTATAGACGACCAAAATAATATATTGGCATTGGAAGAACAGAATGAAAGAGAGAAAAAAGATTTTTACAAGTGATAATTTTGAAGTAGGTGTTTTAGTTACCTTCTTTGTATTATCATTACTTGCACTAACACCAAATATAAGTGCAGACGAAATTAAACATAAGTTTAAAAACCCAAGCTTTAGTGGTATAGGAACAGGCGCACATTATCTTACCATTGAGAATCAAGAACATAGCAGAAAGAAAGCAATAGAAGATGCTTTAGAAGCTGCAAGAAAAGCTGCAGAGAGAGAAGCAGACAACACAACGCTTGCAAAATTTATTAGAAACCTTGAAAGCAGAATTTATGCTCAGATGGCAAAACAATTAGTAGAATCTATGTTCTCTAATGATAACCCAGTTAGATTTGGGTCATTTGTCTTAGAAGGTTCAACAGTCACATACGAAGTACTTACTAATGAAGATGGTACAGAGTTTATTAGAATGACCATTGTAGACCAAGAAGGTTCTACAACAGTTATTGAGATACCAATCGGAACTGGATATTTTGGTGACGATGGTAGTGGTAGTTCTGATGGGGATGGCTAATGAAATGGTTTTTAATTTTATCCCTTTCGATTCTTACAGGTTGTGCATCATTCCCACAATGGAGTGAAAATCCACAGGACTGTAGTAGATGGGACGAAGGGTTATCTAAAGATTTATATACAGCTGTAAAAAAACAGTTGTCTAGGAAATATATTTGTGTTGAACATCCTACAGCAGTAAGATTACCAGCATACTTAGAGTTACTAGAATTACCACCAGCAAAAGAAAAACCTATTGTTGCAGTATATACTTTCAATGATTTAACAGGTCAAAGAAAACAATTAGATGCATATGCATCATTTTCTACTGCTGTGACTCAAGGTTCTAGTGCAATGTTAATAGATGCACTAAAAACAGCAGGTGGTGGAACATGGTTCAGAGTTGTTGAAAGAACAGGTTTGGATAATTTAGTTCGTGAAAGACAAATTATTCGTTCTGCTCGTAAAGAATGGGCAGAAGCAAACAATGAAGAATCAAATGGAATTGCACCACTTCTATTCGCAGGAATGATAATAGAAGGTGGAATTATTGGCTATGACACCAATTTAAAAACTGGTGGACGCGGTGCAAGAACATTAGGTATAGGATTTAGTAAACAGTATCGTCAAGATGCAGTTACAGTTTCTATTAGAGCTGTTTCAGTTCTAACAGGTGAAGTATTATTGAATGTCCAAAGTCGTAAGACTATTTTAAGTTATGGTTCTGGGGGCGATGTTTTTAGATTCATCGAAGAAGGAACTCAACTAGTCGAGATAGAGGATGGAGTGGGTAATAATGAGTCGGTGACATATGCAACACGAAGTGCTATTGAAGCAGGAGTGTTGGAATTAATTTACCAAGGTCACGATAGGGGCTATTGGGTAATAGAGAAAGGACATAGACATCCACATCAATCGGATGGTGAAAACGAACTACATGAGTGGTACGATGAACTAAACGAGATTATTGATAGTGATGCAGAACCTTTCGAGGAGCTTAACGAAAATGAATAAAAAACTTATAAGTTTAATCTTTGTAGGATTTTTGTCGACTAATATTCTTTTTGCACAAGCGACTGATGATAACGAAATTAGGATAGACCAAGAAGGTGATACACTAACTTTGTTAATCGACCAAGTAGGATTTGGAAACAAAATTTCTCAAACTAATGCTTACGATGACAAGATGGTTATTACAGGTACTACGCTTAATATTGACATTGACCAAATTGGAAACCAAAATAAAATCTTTGGGCCTTTGATTGCAGATACAAGTGATTACAACTTGTCTTTCACAGGGGATTCAAATGTTTTAGATTGGAACATTGGTTATACTGGGTCTAGTGATGATTCAACATTTGACATCACAGTCACAGGTGATTCAAACACATGGGATTTAGACCAAGGATATCAGTTTAGTGCTGAAAGACTAGACTTAGATATGACTATCCTAGGTAGTTCAAATGTATTTGATTTAGATTTTGAATCTGATGATGACACATTTAATTGGGAGATTACTGGTGACAGTAATAATCTAAATGTATTAATGAAAGATGGTGCTCACACACAAACTGTCGATTGGACAGGTGATGGTGGGGATATTGATATTAACCAAGTATCTGGAACATGTGTTTCTGGTGCTGGTAATGGATGTGCAACACCTAATTCGACAATTGTTTTAGATGTGAATTCTGATAATGCAACAGTCACAATTAATCAAAAAGATTCTTCTAACGACAGTTAGTCTGTTCACTTTTATGGGGTCGGTTTATGCTGACTCCATAGGTGATATAGTCGAATCTACAGGTATAGGTGGAATTGTTAGAAACAATGAAACCTTACCACATGATATCGGTTCAGATATTGTGTTATATGATGAAGCACGAACAGGTAATGGTCGTATGTTAATTGAGTTCTTAGATAAAGAAGAACTTGCATTGACAGAACATACTCAAGTGTATATTGATGAAGTTTATTATGACCCTAATCCATCATTGTCTAAAATGTCAATTAGAATGGTGCAAGGAACAGCTAGATTTGCAAGTGGTAATGGAAAAAAGATAAACAAAGCAAATATTGATATCACAACGCCAACTGCACAGATAGCCATAAATGGAACAGATTTTACAACTACAATTGATGAACTTGGTAGGTCACTTGTAGTTTTGCTTCCAGATGACGATGGACAAGCATCTGGAGAGATAGTGGTAATAAATGAAGGTGGTGAACAAATACTAAATGAACCTTATCAAGCAACAATGGTATCGTCTTTTGAGACACCACCAACAGTTGCAGTAACGATACAGAATATTACACCTTCAATGATTAACAATATGTTTATCGTTAATCCACCACAGGAAGTTAAAATTGCAGTGCAAGAACAAGCACAGGACGATTTAGATAAAGACCAAGGAATTTTAGAAGTAGATTTTTTAGAGTTTAATGATTTAGAAACAGATGAACTTAAAGAAACCGAAGAAGATTTAGAATATTCTGCATTAGATATAGATGCATTGAATGTTGATTTACTTAGAGATGTTCTTGATGTTGTAGAAGCATTAGATAAAAAAGTAAGAGGTTCATCAGCCGATGGTGCAAGTGGTAGTATCGGAAGTTTTAGAGTTGATGGTGCAGTACAAGGACTAAACCAAGACTCACAATACAATGTCTTTATAGAAGATGAAAAATTAGTTTTCTTTAGAGATGTAAATGGAGTTATAGAAATTGCATTTGACAGTGGTTCAAATGTATACTTAGAAACAATAGTAGAAGGATACGAAGGTATAATACTTATAGGGGATGGAGATGATTCGAGGATTATTATTAATCAGTCTAATTAGTGTCAGTATGTCTGTAAATGCAGGCCCTACAGATGACAACCATGTTCATGTAGAACAGGTTGGTAGTGGAGACGATTTAGAACTTAACATTGACCAAATGGGATATGGAAATACAATAGAATTTTCATTTGACCATTCTGGTAATGTATTTAATTTATCACAAAGTGGAAATGACAACTACATTGGTTGGGTATCTTATTGGGGTTCTGGTAAGTCATGGGGTGGTGATGTTGATGGTGTAAATAATAATGAAGCAGTCATGCAATTAAATGGTGCAACTTATGGTAGACATATCTGGGGTAATAATAATGATGTGGACATTTATCAAAATGGGACTCATACACATAATTTAGATATTCATGTAAGTAATGTTGACCATGATGTTTGGCAAGATGGACAAGGAAGTCATTACAATCAAACATATTTTTATGGAAGTACTCATGGTTCAGATACTAATGTATCTCAAACTGGTGATGCAAATCATAACTCACAAATTAGAATTTATGGTAATCAACCAGTAACATTGAATCTAACACAACAAGGTAGTACGAATCAAAGTTATATTTTAAATCAGTCTTGTTATACTACTGGTGGTTGTTCTATAACTGTGACCCAAGGAAACTAGGAGCTATTTTGAGTGTCAAAAAGAGAATTTTCAACCACAGTAAGAATGCCTTATCAAGATGCAATTGCCTTGGTACTCAAGACTATGGATTATCATCAAAAGATGTCAATCCTATCAACTGATAAAAAATATAAAGATTTTCATAACAAACAATATCTTAGACTCAAAGAATGGATGATTGATATGAAAGACTATATAATAGAACTAGAAGATGAATTAAATGTATAATGTATAATTGGAAAACTGTTCTACTTACACTTGGAGTGTTGGTAGGATTAAAAATATGGTCACCTTACCTTGTTGATAATATCAAATGGTCTTACTTTGATGTTCTTCATCAACAAAAAGAATCACAACTCGTAGATAATATTTTACTTGTCGATATAGATGAAAAGTCATTAGATAAGTATGGACAATATCCATGGCCTCGTAATATCTATTCTGAGATAATGTTAGAAACACATTATTCCAATACTCATGTATTTACTCAAGTATTCAATCAACCAGATAGATTTGGTGGAGATGAAAAGTTTGCAGAAGGATTAGTTAATAGATTAAGTATTTTATCTGCAGCTCCTACAAGTCAAAAAGATACTGGTTCTGCACCATATGTAAAGACTTCGGTTTTTGGTGGTGGAGATATTAAAGATTCTATCTGGAGTTTTTCTGGCATGTCTGCACCAATTAAAATACTACAAGATAACACTTATGGTGTAGGAGTGACAGTTTCTACTCCACCTTTACCAGATACACCAAACTTTGATGGAACTGTTCGGTCTGCACCACTTATAGTATCTGCAAATGACCAAATATATCCATCGGTTGCACTTGAAACTCTTCGTGCATTTTATGACCAACCTAATTATCAAACCAGAGTGACACCAGAAGTTGGAATCGAATGGATACGAATGGGTCGACAACCACCTATAGAAACTACATCTACATCGGATGTTATGATTACATATTGGAATGACTTTGATAGAATATCTGCATCAGACCTAACTGAAAAAACATTACATGGTCATGATGGTATTTCAGACAAAATACTTATCTGGGGGATGACAGCAGAAGGATTTAATAATCCAGTATCAACACCAAAAGGTGTCATGTATCCTCATGAAGTGCAAGCTAACCTACTACAAACTGTCATCTCTGGTGAAACTATTCAGAATAATTTTCTTTTAGACTTTGTAGAAATAGTTTTAGTCATCGGTCTAGGTCTTTTAGTATTACTCTTGGTGTATCAAACTCCAACATATGTATCTGGTATTTTGTCAATCGGAACAATAGGACTTTCAGTTGGAATATCATACTGGTTATGGATAGAATATTTAATACTGTTTGATGCATTGTATTCTGCACTTACAGGGATTGTAGTCTTTGGACACGCATCCTTCAACAAATACTTTGTAACCTACAAGATAAAGGAACAAATCAAAGGACAATTTAAAAAATACTTATCACCAGAGATGGTTGACAAACTTGCTAATAACCCAGAGTTATTAAAACTGGGGGGTGATAGAAAAGAAATGACCTTCATGTTCATTGACATTGTAGGATTTACTCCCATAAGTGAAGCTTATAAGAATAGAGATGACCCAGAGGGACTAGTTAATCTGGTAAACAAATTCTTAGATATGCAAACAAAAATCATTCTCAAATATGGTGGAACAATTGACAAGTATATGGGCGACTGTATTATGGCATTCTGGGGAGCTCCACTAGATTGTGAAGACCATCCAAGTAAAGCTGTAGAATCTGCAAGAGAAATTATTGATGCAACAGAACAGTTAAATGTAGAACTTGAACCACTTAAACTACCACCTATCAATGTAGGCATAGGAATCAATACAGGAGATTGTATTGTAGGTAACATGGGAAGTGAATTAAGATTTGATTACTCAGTTATTGGAGATGCAGTAAATCTAGGTGCAAGACTAGAAGCACAAGCTGCAAGAGGTAAATACTTAGATAACAAAGTATTGATATCTGAGTTTACTTACATGAAATGTCCAGACATATCCTTTACAAAAGTAGATACAATTAAAGTAAAAGGTAAAGAAGAACCGATTACAATTTATTCTATTGACAAATAAGAGTTTTATGAGATAATAGATATATGAGATTATTAGAAGTAAGTTATGGAGATGTCAGAATCTTTTCAGAAAGAATATTTGGATATAAACGATACATTGTAGAGTATCCAGACAATAAAATAGAAGTTTACTCTAGTTTATGGTATAAATTAGATAAAATTAAAGAAATTGTTGAAAAATACTTGAATTCTAAAGATTAATCCCCATATATACTAATAGGAATGCTCACTGGGAGATTCCAAATACAATTTAACCTTGCTAAAAACAGGAGGCAAAAATGGTAAAATTAACTACGCTGGACTTACAGGAAATGTTAAAACTGACAAGTCCATTCTCAATTGGTGTGGATGACTTCTTTCGAAGAATAGATGATGTTCAAAGAAACAACAGTCAATCATACCCACCTTATAATATCACAAAAATTGATGACGAACATTTCGTTATCGAGATTGCGTGTGCTGGATTCGGTAAAGACCATATCGACATTACAGTTCAAGAAAATGAACTAAAAGTCGTTGGTGATAAATCAAATCCAAACCCAGAAAGAGTTGCAAATAATCATGCAATTCACACTGGTATTGCAGCTAGGAAATGGTCAAGAAAATTTGTTCTTGCAGATGATGTAGAAGTTGGTTCTGCATCTATACAAGATGGTATTCTTGGAATTCCTATTACTAAAATTATCCCAGAAGAAAAGAAACCTAAAAAGATTTCTATTGGGAATAGAAAATTACCTAAAGAGTTCTTAACAGAACATGGATGGGGATTTAATAGTAAATAAAAGGTTGACACATCCCAGTCTCGTGATATACTGGTAACAGTATAAAAATATTTTATAGGATTATATTATGTTAAACAAAGGAAAATTAAACGACCTTCACAACATCCAATTCCAAATAAGGAAAGATGGAGACTGGGATGAGGTCAGTTTAGATAGTCTAATGGAAGATAAGACTATCGTGGTGTTTGGATTGCCTGGAGCATTCACACCAACATGTTCAACCTTCCAATTACCTACCTTCGAAGAAATGTATGACCAGTTCATAGAATCTGGTGTTGATGAAGTTTACTGCACATCTGTAAACGATACATTCGTCATGAATGCATGGTTCGAACAACAAGGTATTGAAAAAGTAAAACCTTTACCAGATGGTAATGGTGAACTTGCAAGACAACTAGGTCTTCTTGTCAAAAAAGAAAATCTAGGTTTTGGGTTAAGGTCTTGGAGATATGCAATGTTAGTATCCGATGGAAGTGTCGAACTAATGAACATTGAACCTAATCTACAAGATAATTGTCAAACAGACCCATATGAAAAAAGTAAACCAGAAATATTCTTAGAAGAAATTCGAAGACATTTTGGTTTGAATTTAATTAGTAAAGAGGAAAACGAATGATTATAGATTGGTTAATCGGAATAGGTGTTGCTGGTATAGTGATAGCAATAATTTACAAAGCTGCAAATACAGCAGATGAAATTGTTGGTGAACCACCAGTAAAAGAAAAACCTACAAAAATGTCTAAAGCAAGACTTAATGCACTTACTAAAGTTCAGTTAGAAGAAAAAGGTAGGGAGTTAGGTATTGAAGTAGATAAAAGAGTTTTAAAAGCTAAAATAGTAAACGAAGTTTATAAAGCACAGTAATGTCTCTTCCAAAATACAAAGTAGTCGTCAATGCAAAAGATGGTGAAAATGGAGTTGAAATTGTGGGTGGTAAGTTTGATGGAGTCATATATACTTATGGTGAAGTTCAATTTAAAGAAGTAAATAAAGATGAACCACCAACTATAAATTTTACTAGGGCAGTTAGAAAGTGTCCAGACGATTTAAAAGAAACGATATCAAGTGATAAAGAGTTTAATCAAATCATGGGTGATATCCTTATTGAATTGTTACAAGAACAAGGTGATAAAGCCGTGGAGTTACTCAAAGATGAATATCAAGAATCCAAGTAAACTTAAAGAAGAAATCATGAGAGACGAAGGTGTCGTTTATGAAATCTATAAAGACCATTTAGGTTATCCTACTTTTGGAATAGGACACCTAGTTAAAGAGACAGACCCAGAATATGGAATGTCTGTAGGAGCTCCTATCACAGAAGATAGAGTAAATGAAGTTTGGGCTCATGACTTTTTTGAACATGTTGAAGAATGTGGAAAGTTATATCCAGACTTAGAAAGTTATCCAGACGAAGTTCAAAGAGTTTTAGTTAACATGACTTTTAATATGGGTATGACAAGACTATCTAAATTCAAAAACTTTAAAGCTGCAATCGAAAGAAACGATTGGAAAGAAGCTGCAAAAGAAGGAAGGGATTCAAGATGGTATAATCAAGTTACTAATCGTGCAGAACGATTAATGACAATGTTAGAGGAAGTATGAATATAAAATATTTGAAATTAGTTACTGGTGAAGAACTTGTAACTCAATATGATGAAGATAGTCAATATAGTGCTATCGTTAAACTTACAAACCCATTGGGTATTCTTATGTCTCAATCAGAAAAGGGTTTTAATATACAATTAGTTCCTTATGGTTCAATGGCAAAAGATGAAATTATTGAAGTAAATCATAAGAATATTGTCTTTACAGCAGAACCAGAAACAAAACTTCGTAATCAATACGAGTCAATCACTGGACAGGTAATTACACCACCAGAACCATCAATTATTACATAATGAAAGTACAAATAGTAAAAGCACTTGTTAAAAAGTACGAAGGTGAAATTGCAGAAGCAAAAGCAAACATAGAAATCTATTTACATAACCCAGCAGGTATTGGAGAACATCCAGATGTATTAGATGCAATCAATTCTCAAATTGTAAAAATTGCAGCTGCAGAAGAAAACATCCAAGTATTGCAAAAACATTTTGTTGACCAAAAAGTAATCTAGTAGTATACTAGTTATATGCACTTCTATACAAATGTCTATCAACATAGAAATCTAATCCTTGTTCGTGAGTTCAAGGATGGTGAGTACATTCAAAAACAAGTACAATACAAACCTACTTTCTATGTTCCAACAAACAAAGACTCTTCATTCAGAAGTATCAAAGGTAAAAACCTAGAACCCAAAAAATTTAGTTCGATTGCACAAGCACGACAGTTTCGTGAAAAATGGAAGGGTGTTGAGGGATTTGATATTCATGGAATAGAGAGACATCCTTACGCTTATATTGCAGAGTATTTTCCTCAAGATATTGAGTGGATGATGCGACACATTCGTATTATGAATCTTGATATAGAATGTGAGTGTGAAAATGGATTCCCAGAACCAACAGAAGCTGCAGAAGAAATCAATGCAATTACATATAAGTTTTTTGGACAAGATAGCAAGTATGTGTTCGGAACACAAGCATGGGAACACAATGACCCAACGATTAAATACTTTCATTGTCGAAATGAAAAACAACTTCTCAAAACTTTCCTAGAAGAATACAAAAAAAATTATCCAGATATTATAACTGGTTGGAATGTTGACCAGTTTGATATAACTTATCTTTATAATAGAATCAACAAACTATTTGGTTCTACAATTGCAGACCAACTATCTCCATGGAATATTACTACAGTTCGTGAGTGGGATACATTTAATAAAAAACAACAAGCATATACACTAACAGGTATTGAGGTTGTAGATTACTTGCAACTTTATCAAAAGTTTACTTTCAAAAGAAGAGATAGTTACAAACTAGAAAACATATCACAGATAGAACTTGGTAAAGGTAAAATTAATTATGAAGAGTTTGGTGCAATGCATCTATTCTATAAAAAAGATTATCAAAAGTTTCTAGAATATAATGTTCGTGATGTAACCCTAGTCGAAGAACTAGAAGATAAATTAGGATTGATGGGATTATTACTTGCAATGTCTTATTCTGCAAAGTGTAATTATCTTGATGCATTTCGACAAGTAAGATATTGGGATATTCTAATATTCAATAGACTCAAACAACAAAACATTATTGTTCCACCTTCAAGAACAGGACAACCTAAAAAACAAAAGTTTATGGGTGCATATGTCAAAGAACCTCAAGTAGGAATGCATGAGTGGGTTGTATCATTTGATTTAAATAGTCTGTATCCACACTTAATTATGCAGTATAACATCAGTCCAGAGACCTCTGTAGAGTCTTCCGATGTCACTTTGTCAATAGATAAGATGTTAAACAAAGAGATTGATATACAAAGTCATTATGCAACTACACCAAATGGTGCAAGATTTAGTAAAAGAAAACAAGGTTTTTTACCAGAGATTCTAGAAAATTTATATGATGAAAGAGTCTTATGGAAGAACAAGATGATTGAGTATCAAAAAGAATTTGAATCTACAGATGACCCTAAACGAAAACAAGAACTTAATCGTCAAATTGCAATTGCATATAACAACCAAATGGTTCGTAAGATTTCATTGAACTCAGCTTATGGTGCAATTGGTAATGAATGGTTTAGATATTTTGAGTTGAGTCTTGCAGAGGCAGTTACATCTAGTGGTCAACTTGCAATTAAATGGGTCGAAAAAGCAGTTAACATGTATTTAAATACCATTTTAGATACAGAAGATGATTATGTAGTTGCAATTGATACTGATTCAATTTATGTAAGATTCGATGAATTAATCAAAAAAGTAAATCCTAAGAACCCAGTTGATTTTCTTGACCAAGTTGCAAATGGTAAAATGCAAGAAGTTATTAATAAATGTTATGAAGACCTTGCAGACTATACTAATGCATATCAAAACAAAATGAATATGGGTCGTGAGGTAATTGCAGATAAAGGTATCTGGACAGCAAAGAAAAGATACATTCTTAATGTTCATGATAATGAAGGTGTTAGGTTGCATGAACCTAAACTTAAAATGATGGGTATTGAAACTGCAAAGAGTTCAACACCAGCATGGGTTCGTGATAAATTAGAAGATGCATTGAAAGTTGTTATGAAGGGTGATGAAAAACTTGTTCATAAATTTGTTGAAGATGCAAGAACAGAATTTAAAGGATTAGAATCAAATGAGATTGCATTTCCTAGAAGAGTTAACAATGTTTTTGAATATGAAAATGCAGTATCAATTTATAAAAAAGGAACACCAATGCATGTTCGTGCTTCTTTAATGTTTAATCATTTAGTGAAACAAAAAGGATTGGATATGCAATTTGAACCAATATCAAGTGGTGAAAATATCAAATTCTTATATTTAAAAATACCAAATCCAATTAAAGAAAATGTGATTGGGTTTATCAATACTTTACCTAGAGAGTTTGAACTCCATAACTACATAGATTATGATTTACAATTTGATAAGTCATTTATTGAACCTTTCAAATTAATACTTGAAAAGATAGGATGGTCGACTGAACCAGTGTCATCCCTAGAAGATTTTTTCAGTTGACAGAATAGAGATTGATAGTATAATAGTATAACAAGTCGAGGAATATATTATGGATTTATTAAAAGACCTTGCAAAAGCAAGTGGTAATGAGT